GGAATACTTTACGCCTAACCATTTCGACCAAGCTTCTTCAAACTCTCGGCATTTTGGACCGTTAGTTAGAATAGGGTCATCTTGTTTTAGATGCTCAATCATGGCATCTAAATCTTGTCTTGTAACATTATTTCTCATCAAAGGAAATTTCATTTTAACCTCACGAATTGTTTAATATAACTTGAGTACCATGATTATCGAACTTAAATGGCACCCATACCTTTATTTGTTCCATCTTTAACTTGAATTCTTTTTGTTGATCTGGCGGCACAAGAAACATAAAGAAACCGCCGCCGCCTGCACCCATTAGTTTACCACCATAAGCACCACTTTCAATGGCTGTATAATATATGTCATCTATCCATGGTTCAGTAACACCATCTGCTAGACCTCGTTTAATTTCCCAAGCTTTGTGCATCAACTCACCTATTATAAACATTTCTTTTTCTTTGGCAAGCATATCGATAGCTTCGTTTGCTAAGTTTACCGTTTCTAATAAAAGACTATCTGTTTTGCCTTCTTTGATATTATCTACCTTTTTCTTTGCTTGAATTTCTGAGTGTCGAGAAACACCAGAAAAACCAAGCATGATGTGTGATTCTAGATATGTTTTATAATCTAAATTCATTTTAAATGATTTGGCATCCCAACCTTCACTCGACATAGAAATAACTTGAATACCGCCAAGTGCAGACATAATTTGATCTTGTATGCCAACATTTTCGCCAATAATATCTTGTTCAACTTCAATGGCTCTTTCTGCTAATTCTTTCTGTGTTAAATTATATTTCTTTAAACGATAGATTGCATTTAACAAACCTACTGTAAAGGTTGATGATGAACCAATACCAGACCTTGCAGGTAAATCACCTTCATGGCTAATAGAAATGTTTTCTGTTATATTGGTGTATTGCAAACAAGCACGTATAGCTGGGTGATCAATATCTTCTATTGAATTAACATTTTCTATTTTTGAATAAGTTAAACGAATGGTATGGTCAAAAAATGGCGGCAATTCTTTTATATGAACATAACAGTAATGTGCCATTGCAGCAGATATACATTTACTTGGATGTTTTGAAAACCAAGCAGGGTAATCGGTGCCGCCACCAAACAAAGAAAGTCTATAAGGAGTTTTTGTAATAATCATTTTTCATTGTAATAGTCACCCCACTCTACAAGAATTGTTGAACGATTATCATCACGCAACAATGCTTTTACATAAGCAGGAAAAATTTGAAAGGGTTCATCTAAACGGATAACTTCAACCGTTTTACACATCGATTTAAATGCTTCAGTAAAATCTCCCACATGTTGACATTGTGGGTGTAATGGTCTTTCTGAACCAATGCTAGTACGAATAATTAGATTGGCCTTATACTTAGACATTAAGGAAAGTTTATCCACATGATTTACTAATTGACTAACAGCACATAGTAAAAAGTTCCATCGTGGATAAATTGAAATTGGAATACGACCATGTAATGCCATACCTAATGACATACCCATTTGCATTTCTTCTGCAACAGGCAATTCAATAAGTTTATCTTTCGATACATCTTTTAGTGTGTTAGACATTCCTGTGCCTGGTACAGCAACCGCTTGGCCAAGAAAAACAGTTCTATCATCGTTAGCCAAATATTCCATTGACCGTTTTAATTCATCAAAGTATTTCAAAATTGTACCCTCACTCCAGCACCAGCATGTGGATATTTGGTTTCGTATTTGTAATAGTAAATCATATCGGTATTATAATTTTCATAAGACAATTCTTTATCATTCCATACTTCTCTTGTATCTGTACAAACTGATTTACCATTATCTTCAATAATAAATTTAATAGGTAAATTATATTGAATTGCATACTTCATTGATTCATATGCAATTCCTGTTTCTGAAGTCATATCACCTAAAAAACAATAAACTTTAGAATCACCATTACTTTTTTTAATTGACATAGCTGTACCTACTGCAATTGGCAAAACTCCACCCACAATAGCAGAAGAATATATTTTATATTCTGGAAAACAAAGTGAGATAGAACGACCTTCTAAAATTTCTTTTTCTATTTCATCAGCAGGCACACCTTTTAGTAAGCATTGATAGTGTGAACGCCAAGAACAAAATACCCAATCTTGTTGGCGAACATCTTTAAATACATTAATTAGTTCATCTTCATTACCATAATAGAGATGAACCGGTGATCGTATTTTTCCATTATTAAATTGGTCAGCAATACGATTTTCAAAATCAATTAGTTCTTGTTTAGTCACCTAATATTTTCCTTTTCAAACGAATCTTTGACATTTCCTCTACATTCTGCCTTGATTGTAGGCCAAATTTATTTTCTACTAATTCTAAAAATGGTTTGTGTGAGAAGTAAGTATGCCATGCATCATCACGAAACTTTAATACTTCGGCACCAGATAACGATTTAGTTCTCAATGGTTTACAATCATATGATAAGAAAGCAAACTCATCAAAAGTTTGTGGCAATTCCCAATTATTGTTTTTGGCTTCCATATACAATGGACTACCAGGTAATGCCATTGCTGCATAGAAGTTTGCGTGTTCACAGTTTAATTCTAAAGCTAAATCTAAAGTTTCTTGCATCGTTTCTTTGGTATCTTCTGGAAATCCAAACATATAATTACCAAGAACATTAATGTCAGCGTCTTTAATTTGTTTTACAACTTCACGGATGTTTACTTGTTTGAATCTACCTTTGTCAATTTCTAAACGCACTTGTTGATTACCTGATTCAATGCCAAGTGCCAACCAATTTACGCCAGCATCTTTAAACAATTTCAGTTGATCTTCACGAACAGAATCTACTCTTGCATAAGCCCAAAAGTTAAATTTCATTCCTCTAGCCACAATGCCTTGTAATATTGGCACATAATATTTTTTATTTAAAAAGAACATCTCGTCTGTAAGGCGAATAGTTCTAACTCCATTTTCATACAGGTACTCTAATTCTTTTAACATTAATTCTGCTGACCAGAATCTCATACCACGACTATCAGCTGATACGATACCTTCTTCGTATGAAGTTCTATTCACGATGTTAATCATACAGAAGTTACAACCAAATTGGCAACCTAATGATGTATAAATTGCCGCAAACGGTGTACGGCCTTCTTCTAAAAAATTAGTATGCCAATAGTGAGCTCTGTATTTGTCTAAAAGGTTCTTATCTTTAGGTAATAAGTCCCAAGCATAACCTGGCATTATAACATCCATGTCATCAGTCTTTACTATACAACCGCTTGTTGTAGGTCTTGGAAGTCCATGTTTTTTATACCACATACCACGAACATTATCTAAATCATTTTCTAAATCTGTTTCTAATAAATCTAAAAGACCATATACACCTTCATTGATAAAAGCAAAGTCAACATACTTGTATTGAATTACCTCATGTGGTAATGCAGATGTATGTGACCCAATAAATGCAGTTTTTAAATTTGGATGTGATAATTTGAGTTGAGTAGCCAGAGATTTGGCACCAATCATCATTGTGGTGCCTGAATTTGGATTTTGTCCGTAGAGAACAAATACTACCAGTTTTGGTTTTGTTGCTGCGATTTGTTCTGCCGCATCTTCATCAGTTGCAGGACAAGCATCAAAATCTAAAATGCATGGATCATGGCCTTTAACACGAACTGCGGATGCCAGCAATGCTGCCCATGTAGGCATTTCAATTGCTGAATATGTTTTTGCTAAATCTTGGTAGGCTTTTGCGGCACTACTTGGTACCACGAAACACACATTTGCCATAACAACCTCATTATAATAAAATATTTAGTGTAACTTTTTATTCTTCTTTTCTTTGATTAATTCTAACAATTCATCAACATTAAAATCTTTTGTTTCAGTTGTTTCTTCTTCATCTTCACCATCTTCTTCATCACCATCTTCCGATTCTGAAATAAAATCAACTTCATCCATTCTTTTTTGAGCTTCCATTACAACTTCACCATAATGTTGTATAGCAGATTCTTTTGGATCAACAATTGTAAGTATATCTGAGGTATAAAGTACCGCTTGATTATTTTCAATGATTTCAATTGGCAACCAAGGCATCATCATCATTACTGTTTGACCAGTAGTAGGTATTCTTTTAAAAATAACTTGCATTGGGTCATGTAGTATGGCAGTTTCTTTATCTTCTGATTCAATAAAGTTAGCTATAATATCTTCACCGCCATGTAGGCGAATAATCTTGATGTTATTGTTGTTGGTTGTTTCCATCTTTTAGCTCTATGTTATAAAATTTGTATTTGAATTTTTCTTCATCATATATTTTTACTCTCTCTATAAAATGTTTTAAGGTATAATTTGTAAACTTACCAACACGAAAATCATCAGCTATATCAAACAATGTTGCTTCTGTTTTGTTATCACCTTTTCTTAACCCACGACCTATTGATTGAAGATTACGAATCCTGGATTTGGAGGGTGAGGCAAATATAATATTATGAAGGTTACGGATGTTAACACCAGTACTAAAAGTACCGTATGAAGCAACAATAATAGCATCAGTTTCTTTTTCAGTAATTGAACGAACTGATTCCCGTATTTCAACATCTGTGCCGCCAAATACAAAGAACACATGACGCTTACTTGTTGCAGTTTTGATAATATTGTGTAAATCTTTTCCATGTTTCTCCACAAATTGAAATAAAATTAATGTGTTGCCTTCTAAAGACAATGCCAAATTTTTAATAAATTCATTTCGAGCTTTATTCTGAACAATATAATCAATCTCTGTATTGTAATCCCAATCACGAGCCATTTTACAGATAGGTTCAGGATATTTTAATACAAGGCACTTAATAAAGAATTCTGCTAGATGCCCTTTCTCAATCAATTCTGAGGTGGTTGTGGCCTTATAAACTGGACCAAACAAACCTTCTAATACTAGGCGATGTGTTTGTGTACCATCTAGTGTACCTGTGGTGCCTATTCTATATTTAGCGTTAGTACAACCAGACAGTATCGTAGTAAGTGATTTGGCCTTAAACTGGTGTGCTTCGTCACCCATCACATAATCAAACTGTTCAAAGTAATCTTTTTCATTCTTATAGATTGATTGCCATGTGGTGATAGTAAGAAACTTGTTTGTGTGTTTCTCTTTACCAGAGTATTGACGATGGCAGTATTGGTCTGAATCATAACCATAAGAAGCAAAGTCACTATACATTTGTTCTACTAATGATGTAGTAGGAACAATTAACAACCCTCTTTTAAAATCTGCTTCTTGTAACCAACGAACAATCAAATAAATGATAAGAGATTTACCTGATGCAGTTGGTGATAGAATGAGTTGGCGTTTATTGCGTACAGCCTGTAGAAAACATTTCCATTGATACTCACGCAATTCATGTGGCAGTTTTAGTGTTTGTATAAACTCTAATGCCTCAACACCTGAGAATTCTTGTGTAAGCTTAATAGCATCGGCTATCTCTAAACTATAATTTCTTTCGGCACAAAATTTTTCTATGTATGGAATTAGACCATGATATATGGTAAATGTGCGTAAATCCGCCAGGCGAATCTTTCCATCCCATACACGGCTCTTATATGCAGGTGTAAATTGGTAATTTGGTACAAAGAATGTGAAGTAGTCTGACAGTTCTTGTGCTATACTTCTTTCACATTCAAACTGTATAAACGCTTCATTCTTTTTGGTTAATAATAAATCAGACACCTTGTATAAATTTTTCCCAATCAATAAATGATCTAAGTTGATATGTTCTACTATTTAGCTCTTTTAAAATAGACTGGCATATCTCAACAACTTCTTCGTGTATGGCCTTCTTCGCCATATACTTGTTTAAATCTTCATCACTCTATGCCTCATCATCTAACTTACCTGTGTAATACTCCCACTTAATTTTTTTCCATTTATTATAATTGAATTCTGCTTGCTTGGCAAGCATACGATGTTGAGATAATACGTTTAGGTATTTACTATGAAGTTTGGGTATATCTAACAATGCCTTACCTGGTTCGGTACGGTCAATATCGGAATCTTTCCGCCATTCTTCTAACACTTCATCCAGATTTTTCATGCCAATAAGCCTCCTGATATAGGAGTATATCAAAAAATGGTTAGAATGTCAAGCTGTTTTAGAACAATTTTTCAACATCATAATAACTATACCGAAATGTGGCATCGGCAGTTAATATGTTATCAGGTCCATCCTGAGAGTTCATTATAAAGGTAGAGAGGGTTGTTGGGAATACTTCGTGAAATTTAAACCGATAGTATTCTTTGTTTGATGAGGAAAACAATGACAAAGAAGCATCACTAAATTGTGGAAATTTATTGTTGATATCATTTTTTGCCGATTGGTACTTGTTCAATTTTGGCAAATTCTTATACTCAGCAAAAGAAACAGGGAAGGTCATCGCCCTAATCCAATCATGTATTTCTAACCAACCTTTAAGTTCTTCATCAATAATAAAAGTGACATTCAATAAATCATAAATGGCCTTTTCACCCGGAGAATAAAGGTCAACAAAAGGATTGACAATTACAGCTTCAGATAAAGACAGACCTGGTACAGTAACATTTTGGCAAAAGTATTGCATATTTGGTACACGACCAAATGTCAATAGGAACTTATTAGGTTGTAATGGATTAGGATTACTTGGGTTACGATTTAAGGCTGTCATGTTGTTTTCTTAATATGTAGACCAATATCTATGATTTGTTCCTTCTCTATCATATTAATGATTTTATTTGTCAAGTGTATTTCTTGTTGAATAAAAACCATCTTTAACTGGAGTTCTTTTAATTGATGATTATAGAATTCCA